ATAACGCGTGTTACGTTTCTGACCCGTGTCCAGATAGCACTTTTCCATAAACTCCAAATTGTGTTACGATAAGTTTCACTCATTGACTCCATTGAATTTTTAATCATATCATCTACAATTAAGTGTGTAAATGGTCTACCTGTGATACTTCCATCTCTGCCAACTGCTCGCAAGTTTCCGCTGTATCCTACTATATCGAAAGTGTGGGACGTATTTTTAGCAAACGATTGTATAGATGTAACAACATTTTTACTATTCAATTTTGTTTTCGGAAATAGTAATTGATATTCTGTGGAGTTCATCATCATCTTAATATCTCTAACGAAGTCGATTGCGAATTCATCGTTGTAAGATATTAATCCGATACGCGCGTTAGGATTGACACCGAAAATATAAGCAGGTAAACATCTAGATACTATCTCAGATTTACCAGTCTGTGGAGGGGCAAAGATCATTAGCCGCTTTAAGTCATCGAATATAAATCTATTGATTGTATCGGTAATTACTTTATGATGCCAATTTACTTGGTAGTCAGGTTTTATTAATTGGATAAAAGAGAGAATGTCTTTCGGTGCTTGTAAGACTAAACTTTCTAAACTGAGTAAATCATTCCTTGTTTCTATTTCGTTCATTTAGAATTTTTACAGCTATTTCCATTTCTGGAGTTAGCCCAAGATTTATATTCCCTTCGTGCTCAATAACTTCTTTCGGCTTACCTCCTGAGTAGTGGTGTATTATTTCCATCGCTTTCGGGTTCCCCTTCAACGCTCTATTGAACGTAGACACAACAAGCAATTCAAAATTTTTCTTTGCTTTTGGATTTAATTTTCTAACCTCAGCAAGTAGCTGCTCGGGTGCTTTTAACGACAGAAACTTATTATAAGCAGTAGACCAATTGACAGAGCCCTTTGGTCTGCCTTTCCCTAATTTATTTCCTTTCTCGAATGGTTTTATGTTTTCTGGATTTGGCATATTTTCATGTTATTTTCATGTTATTTTTAACTTTCTTTACTGATTTTTTACTGACTTTTTTAGGTTTGTTCATAACGCTTTTAAAAATTCCTCTCTGCATTTTGAATCTTCCTTGAATACTCCGATTAATTTATTGGTAGTTGTATTCGCTTGTTTTCTTACTCCTCGCATTTCCATACATAAATGCCTGGCAGTAAGCGATACAGCAACACCTTTAGGGCTTAGATTTTCCTGTAAATACTCGGCGACTTGATTTGTTATTCTTTCTTGGTTTTGTAATTTCCTAGAAAACATTTCAAGCACTCTAGGTAGTTTAGAAAGCCCGACTATGTTTTTATTAGCTATATAAGCAATTGCAGCCTTTCCAAAAAATGGGAGTAAATGATGTTCGCATAATGAGTAAAATTCTATGTCTTTTACTATTATCATTTCATCATAGTTTTCTTTTGCGAATGTAGTCAGATTAAACTCAGGAGGATTTAAGAACTCATGTAAATATTTTAAATGTCTTTTGGGAGTATCAATAAGCCCTTCTCTTTTTGGATTTTCTCCTATCGCTTGTAGCAATCTAATAATTGAATCCTCGGCAGGAGTTTCATTAAGTTCCCATGGGAATATAATCCATTCTTTCGGCTTATCGTATAACGCTATAAATTGCTTATTAAATTCATCATAACGCTCTTTAGTTTTCCCTGAATCAATTAAGTCATCTATAATATAATCCGATTCCCCTGGAGTATCCACTAAGACGGATTGGTTTAAATTTGCGATAATTGCCGCAGGAATAAGACCCCCTTTAGGTATTCCAAATATTTTTGAATTAGGTTTTATTTTTACCGATTTACATTTTTCATAAATATCATTGTATGTTAATTTCATTTTACGCCCCATATCTTATGGCTTTGCAAAGTTAATTTCCATACAGGATTTTCTAAACATAGTTTTATGCAGTGGTTTAGATTTTCTTTATTAATCTTATCGCCGTCCGACATAGGAGACAAATAATAATTATCTGATTCTATTTCGGGTTTTGGGATTTGCTTTCCTGTGTGAATGATATATTTTAATTCATTAACTTTTGTAAAATTTCTTTTCAAAACATGCTCGGCTACTTTTGGAGAAACACAAACCCATTCTAAATTTTCAGGAACTTTATTTGTTCCATTGGTTTCGATTGCTTGTTTCCATTCCTTAAAATATTCTACTATTTCATGGGTTAGTTGTAAGCTAGGTTCTCCGCCTGTCCATATAATCCATTTAGATTTATACTTTAAGCATTCTATTTTTATTTCTTCTAGGGTCATTTCTTTGTAAGAATTAAATTCAGTATCACAGAAATTACAAGTAAGATTACATTCCGCTAATCGAATAAAAATAGAAGGCTCTCCAGCTCTAGCCCCTTCCCCTTGCAATGAATAAAATATTTCATTTACTTTCATATATTGCGCTACACTTCCTTGTCTCTTCTATTTCACATTTTATTAATTTACAGCCCGTATCTTTTAGTTGATTAGGTGCAATTTCCTCTACCAAATACTTTGCAATATTTTCAGCAGTTGGATTAAAATTTAAAATCAATACAGTTACATCTATCGCCTGTAATTTTAAAGCGTCCGGATCATCTTTGAAAACAAGAAATCTATGGTCAAAATTCTCTTCCAGCCAATCACATAATTTTTCTTTTATTACAGAGAAATCTAAAACCCTTCCAATTGAATCAACATTGCCTTGTATTTCAAAATGAATCCTATAGTTATGTCCATGAAGATAAGCGCATTTAGACTCATGCCCGAAAACTTTATGCCCGCATGAAATATCATGGTATCTTTTTGCTATCATATCCAGCCTTTTTCTTTTGCTTCATAAAATCCTTTTGCCCTTAATTCGCTTGCAGGGTTATTAATATCCCCATAACCCCATTCATTTTTATTCATACTGCCATTATAATCAGTCATAGTCTTTTCAATGATTACATCTAGACAATTTAATTCCTTTGCAAGTTTCCAAGTTTCCGCTTTTGTAAGATACATCAAAGGAGTATGAATTCTAATGTCGCCAATTCCTAAGCCAAGAGAAAGTGATAGTTGCATGGCTTCTATTGTATTTTTTCTACAATCGGGATACCCTGAATAGTCTGTTTGGCATACGCCTGTTATGATGTCGCTCGCTCCTATCTCTGCACAGTATGATCCGGCAATAGTTAAGAATAAAAGATTTCTTCCACTTGTAAAACTAGCTGGTAAATCATTATTGACTTTGCTTTTCTCATTATGGTCAGCATGATTAATAAGGCTTGAACTTGCCAATAAGTCTTGAACGTTAAACACTTTGTAAGGAATGTTTAAACTATCGCATATTTCTTTTGCTTGAATAAGCTCTTGTTTATGGCTCTGCTTATAGTCAAATCCTATTGCATGTAAATCAAATTTGTCTTTAGCCAAATAAAGGCAAGTTGTCGAGTCTTGACCTCCGCTTAATAATATAACTGCTTTTTTCATAAATTAGCCTCCGCATATTTTTGAAATTTAATCCATTCTGTAAAATTATGAATTGCTGCATCTTTTGCTTTTAGTCTATTCCCTTTTGGGATAGGGTATTTATCTAATGTCCTTCCATTAAATTTATAAAGAAATCCTGCTCGGTTGCCATATATCCAAGCGGTGGAGTCTACTGAATAAAATTTATATTTTGTCAATCCGATTAAATTTGTAAATCCTAGTCCATGAACTTTTGTTTTATTTTCTTTTGCTATGTTTAATAAGTTTGTAAATACAGGATAATCTTTAGAAGATATTTCTCCAGAAACTATGCCGCCTATCGCTATGTATGGATAGTCCTTGCACATTTTTTTATAATAGTCAAGTCCTCTTTTTTTATGCCATACTGGAATACATTTTTTATTTGTGGCCTGTTCTAGTTTATCCCTCAGCCTTTCGACTTCTTTTAATCCTACCACATTATCTATATCTAACTCAAGAAAATGCTCTATGTTTAGTTTATTAATAATGTCTGCATACTTTAAAATATAAGAATCCCAATCAATATTATTTCCTTTCTTGGCATTCTCTAAAAATGTATACGCTCCTGAGTCTAGCATAAAATTCCAGTGGTTTAGTATGTAAGGATACATCCAATCTTTGAGATAAAAAAAAGATTCAAGGACATAGATTTTATCTTTATACTTTTCATCATTCTCCGTTACCACATAAGCGCGTGACGCTACTCCAGCCATTAAAATTTTCATTGTCTCATTAGGGTTATCATTTTTAAATACATACCCCCCCCGCGTTCGCTAGTGCTATGTATAAGTTCAATCTCTCTCTCTCGAATATTGGCTTGTATGTATGTGGAGTTGCAAGATAAATAAGCATCTATAAACCAATTACTATGAGGCGCGCTTAATAATATTATCAAGTCCCTCCTCTAGCGTGCTCCCGTTATTTTTTAAAATGGTTTCTATTTCTTTTTTCTTACTCTCTGAATAATACTTTAATGAGACTGTAAACTTTTCTTCATTATTGGCATTTTCAGAATCAAGAAATTTTTCCAAGTCTCCATCACTCATCCCAAAATCTATGTCTAACTCCGGTATTTCAATCTGACTTTTCAATTCGTCAAGATTCAAATCACTTACCCATTCTGCCAGTATATCGCTGTCAATGTTTTTGTATTTTGAATTGTATATAAGGACAGCTTTCTTTGCTTCTGTTTTGTTTTTTAAATGGAGAAACGAGCAAGGTAGTTTTTCAGGAATTGTTACAGAGTATTCTTTGCCGTCTGGATTCTTTGGATATATCGCGCCCGATTCTAAAAGTTGTAAAACCTCATGCCTTGAATGACCGTCAATAATCAGTATTTGCCCGTCCTTCTCCCATACATAAAAATTCATGGAGAAACCATTTTGGCAGAGGCTATTGGCTAATTTCTGTAATTTATGCGGTTCGGTTTTTTTTAGATTGTCAGGTTGAAATGGAACTAGCTTTTTCCATTCTACCATTTCTGTTTTAATTAATCGGTTGTTTAGTATTTCTTGCATTCAGTTTACCTTACCTCTAAAACTTGATTTGTCAATCCATTTTCTTCTTCATCAATCAAAGCCTCAATTAAATCTAATTGCAACTCTTCGAGCTTGTTATCTAGTTCGGCTAGTTCGTTATTGGACTGAGCCTCTTCTATTGCTTTTTGCGTGGATGCAATTTCTGCTTCGATACTTGCGCTCGATGTATATTGTTTTTCTGCTGTGTTCATTTTATTTTTCCGTAA